AAGAGGGACATAATCCACATAGTCATTCTTGAAATCGCCACCACAACACGAATTATAACTGCTTGCCACGTAATAGTCACGCAACTTGCCCTTAAAATTCGATGTTGTTGACGTGATTTTGACGTCCATATTTCCGAGAGAACTCTCCATTTCGTTGTTATTTTTTCGCTTTTTGTTGAGTTGAGTGTATATGTAACTGATAATCCAAAGAACCAACACAATTATGATGACATAAAGAGTGTAATTTATTATATCTGATGTCTCCATATTTTATATAAGATATAGAGAGATAAACAATTAAAAAATTTACATATATATATTAACACATGGGAGGAGGTCTATTGAATTTGATGGCTCATGGGGCAGAGAACCTCATTATAAACGGTAATCCTAAAACGACGTATTTTAAAACAGTGTATAAGACACATACCAACTTTGGCATACAGAAATTCCGAGTGGATTACAATGGCCAACGCATGCTCGACTTGAATAAGGAGACTGAGTTGACATTTAAAATACCGAGATATGCGGATTTGGTGAATGACATGTATTTGGTGATGAATTTACCGGATATTTGGAGTGGAGTTTATGTGGATGGATCTAATAATGTACAATACGAATTCAAGTGGATTGAAGAGATCGGTGTACAAATGATAAATGAAATTAGCATCATGCATGGTGGTCTCGTTCTCTCCAAATATTCGGGTGAATATCTCTCTTGTTTGGTGGAACGAGACTTAAATGGCACCAAAAAGGAACTATGGAATAGAATGGTTGGAAATATAAAAGAGTTTAATGACCCGGCAAATGCCTTGAATAGAGGAGATTTTTATCCAAATGCTTTTTGGGATATCAGCTACAATCCAGTTGAACCATCAATCAGAGGAAGAACATTATACGTTCCATTAATGCCATGGTTTGGAATGAATTCCAAACAATCATTTCCATTGGTTGCATCACAATACAATGAATTATTTGTCACTATTAAGTTGAGACCAGTGAGAGAATTATATGTTATAAGAGATGTAGAAAAATACAAAGATCCAAGTTATTCACTTATTTATCCTCCTCCATACATAGCACCAAATACATCAAATGACAATCATCAGTTGTATAGATTCATAAATCCGCCTATTAATGGAGGACAAATGACACGTAATAGCACTCGAAATGATTGGAATGCTGACATTCACTTATTGTGCAATTATATATTTTTGGGTGACGAAGAACAAAGTAAAATGGCAGGGAATGAACAAAAATATATTGCTCGCTTGCCTTACGAGCGTGATTATCATAATGTCACCGGTTCTCGCACAATTGACATTGAATGCCGTGATTTGGTAAGTAGTTTAATGTGGAGATTTCGTAGAAGTGATGTTAATGAGAGAAATGCGTGGAATAATTATACAAATTGGAAGGAAAATACTATTCCACAAGGATTAACCATAATTACTAGCACGTTTGATTATAGACTAAATATAATGTTGGCTACTGGTTCGTTCAATCCAGCCAATCAAAAAGAAATCATGCTCGATTGTGCCATTTCTTTCGACGGCAAATACCGAGAGACTACACTTGATGCTGGAGTCTATAACTTAACAGAAAAACTGTACAAAACCCCCGGAAACGCCAAAGACGGTCTTTATTGCTACAATTTCTGTATGAATACTGATCACACCGATCCATCGCTTTCTGGTGCGGTGAATTTAGCAAAGTTTGAGGATGTTACACTCGAATTCAACACGATTCAGCCGCCAATTAACGGAGCAAAAAACTTTAATGTTCTATGTGATGAAGATGGAAATACAATTGGATACAGGAAAGATCATTTCAGTATTAATGAATACAACTTTGATTTGCGTGTGTTTGAGGAGAGATACAATGTGGTTTATTTCAGAAGTGGTCATGTTGGGTTAGTATATGCGAAGTAAGCCCATGTTAAGACCACGGATGTAATTCAGTCATACGCAACCTGTAATTTTGTGGATCTGCCTTGTACTTGCTGATGATGAGTTTGGTTTCTGATGGCTTCTGGGAGAAGTAGTCGTCGTAGACAGAGTTGTTGATGTACTGGAATGTTGTGTGATCATCGAAAAGTCCCGGGAAAATGCGTCTGAATCCTATTGTGTGAGCGACGTCGACTTTGTATGTTTGGACCGGCTTTGCTTTTAGTTCGGCCATCTCTTTGCTGTACATTCCATTGCCATAGTACCACCAGTTTTTCTTATCAAACATGAAGTGGCGTCGGTCATTGGTACGGTCGCGTTCAACCTGGATTGACTCATACTCACAGACACCCTTGGCGTGAAGACGAGTCCGGCCGTTCGTGCGTGTCATGTGAATCGCACGGTCAATCGCATGAAGTCCGCGTGTATAGTCTGTCTTGAACTTGTAGGTGCGACCATATCGTTTAAAGAGAACATCGTGGTTAAAGATGAGGTCTCCCTGAACGAGTGCGAGAATGGCTGGGACTCGCATGACGTAGAGCTGTTTGAGGTCTGGAAAGTGGAGCCACTTGACAATCTTGGTGAGGATTTCCGGAGGAAGCATGTCAAAGAGTTCGTAGACGCGAGAGAAGTCAGTGTTGACGGGACTGATGATGAGTTTCTGGGACTTGTTGGCGAAGTGTGCGTGTTTTGTGGCGTTCGCAAAGTCGGCGTCGTGGAAGTGCGTGGAGCAACGACCATTTCCACCGCACAGCTTGTTACAGTCAGGAGTCGCACAAATGTTTTCTTCGGTGTTCACGTAGAGTGCGTAGATTTCGGGCTCGATTTCAACCGACATTTCGGCCAGAACCGCGTTGTAGAATTCCATGTCCATGTTTGGCTGTTGGCTGTTGTTTTTGAGAGGGGGAGAGAAGTGCTTTTTATTCATTCGCAAAAAAGCATTTCAATTTTATAAAAGACTTAGCGTTCCTTTGATTTCAAAAAATTTGGCTGATCGAACGAAGTTGGCCTCAAAAACTTGTCGAATGAAGTGTCATATTCGTAGTTATAAGCCTGAATTTCAGAGCAATTTTTAACCAGTTCTCCGCCTGAATTCTGCTGACATGTGCTTAATATGCCAATTTCGTCATCGCTTTTTATGAGAGACCGGTCAATTCCAGTGTTCGCAGCCGACATCGCACCTGATTTATTGTCATCGTTTTGTAGTTGGTTAGGCTCGACATAGTATTTCGTCAGCTCTTTTTGGGTAGGCATCTCAAACGGTTCCTCGATAACATCGTTTATCTTATCTCTAAAAAGAAAATACAAAAACACGATTACAAGAGCAAATAATGCAACATTCTTAAACGTATCGTGCGAAACCATTTGATATATAAATATAAGACAAATTAATAAACGACTATACTACTTATTTTCCGCCAAAATGGTTGTTCAATTGTTGCGAAACCACCACAAATGTTGTACATTTCGGCATATTTTTAATATTATGTGCGTTGATGTAGGCACACGTAGAGCGAACTCCACCCAAATAGTCTAGAACCGTGTCATTGAGAGAACCTCTATACGGCACCTTAATTGTTCGCCCCTCTGATGACCTGTATTCCGCCATTTTGCCGTAATGCTTCTTCATCGCGTGGTCTGAACTCATACCATAAAACATCTTATACTTCTTGCCGTCGGCCTCCTCAATAACTTCACCCGGATTCTCGTCGTGTCCAGAGAATTGACCGCCGACCATGACAAAATCCGCTCCGCCACCAAATGCCTTGCTCATATCACCAGGACAAGTGATTCCACCGTCACCGATGATGAATCCATTGACACCATGAGCAGCATCGGCACACTCAATGATTGCGGAGAGTTGCGGCATACCAACACCAGTCTTCTGACGCGTAAGACACGCACTTCCACCGCCGATTCCGACCTTTACAATGTCGACCATACCGTTAATAATAAGTTCCTCTGTCATTTCACGTGACACCACGTTGCCTGCAATGATTATGGCATGTGGAAACATTTCACGCATCTTACGGCAAAACAACACCAATTTCTCCATATATCCGTTTGCCACGTCAATACAAAGCCACTTAAAGCGGAATTTGTGTGAATTGTCCTTAAATGATGTCATCTTTTCCAGATCTGCATCTGAAATGCCGGTGGAAATTGCGAAATAATCCTCTTTTAACCAATCTTGTGTTTCATTACGGCTCTCTTCCTCGGCAATAAAGTCGTCTACCGTGTAAAACTTGTGAAAACATGTGATGATTTTGTGCTTAACTAGTATGTCATATACAGCAAATGTGCCGATTGTGTCCATATTCGCAGCCATAACTGGGACACCTTCCCAATGTGCGGGTGAATGAGGGAATTTGTTGATGTGTCGGGTGAGAGAAACCTCAGAACGCGATGAGATTGTGCTGCGTTTTGGTCGAATCAGGACATTCCCAAAATCGAGCTTCAATTCGGTCTCTATTTTCATTGTTGGACAAATAATATACAACAATGAAATGGGTTTATATAGTTTTCGTTAAATTTAAAAAGAAATTGTGGTTAATTCGTCGTCGAGCGATTTATAGAGAGATTGATTGCGGGGAACAATCGGAGTATATGGAGGCGGCAAATCATCTGGAATGGAAACATATCGACGTCGTTGCCTTGAATTGTAAATAAGACACGCTACAGCACACCATCCTGAGCCAATTAACAAACTTAATACAAACATTGAGTAATATCCCGTAATTTCGAGCCATTCATTCACCATTGGGTATTGGTCGTCTCTCAAATCAACGAAACACTGGAAAGTCCCGGTTTTATTGAGAGAATCATACCACTCATCAATGTCCATTATAGGCATAAATCCTAGTACCCAGTGCTTTATAGGTGGATAATACAAAAATCCTGCGTATTCTGTCCCATTCACAGTCGCAGTTACATCAACAGTTCCGTGATAAAAGAATCCGCCGCTTACTTTGTAATTTGAGAGTGTTGTGCCATTACAAACACCGTCAGAATAGTGTCTAGTTGATAGATAGTCAGATATAACAACACTTGTAATTGGCAATGTAATAGAAACGAATGATGCGAGAGAAATAACTAGCAACATATCCAAACAAATGTTTTTTGTCATGATTGTTATATATACTATTCTAAATTATTTTTATTTGTGTTGCATTTATATATAGTTTTTTGCAAAGAAATTACTATAGTTACCGGCATTTCGGAGTGAACTTATTATGGTGCTAACCGTTTTTAATAAATTTACTCAATTAGAGCATAAATCGTGTTGTTCTAATTGATTGTGTTGGAAAATAAGTATGAAGCCCCATGCCGGCAGGCATACTTATTTGAATGTGACCATAAAAGAAAACTACTTAATAATATGTTAAAAATGTGTTTAAAACTTTATTGAAGCATCCATTTTTCAAACTGTGAATTTTATTGCGTTTCACCTTAATTGTGGGATGATTCTGTTTGAATTCTCTCAAAATAAGGCATTGAATTTCTGGATTATGGTTGTTTGCATTGATGAATGTGTATATTTCATCGTAATTACTAGGAGTTCCATCATAAAGAGGACAATGTGCCTTTCGTTCAGAAGACCCCGAGTTTTTACACCTTCGCACATTTAAAACGCCGATAAAAATTTAAATGTTTTTTTAATTTTATCCAAATCACATATATCAATTTGAGATTTTACATATTTATATTCAATATATGGTTTTGATATTACGCTATCATTTTGAATATATACACGTATATTATTATAAATGAAACTAACAAAAAAAATCCATGACTTTTTTTCTATTGATTGTAATCATTTTACTTTGTTTATTTATTATAATTATAATTATAATTATAAATTATAATTAATATAAATCAATTTTTATTTAATTATAAAAAAATAAATAAAAGTAATCTAACTTTTAATACTATTCAACATATTCCAACCACTCTCTTATTTTTTCATGATCGTATCCTCGTTCTGTTAATGCCACACTAACTTCTTTTTTTAGCATTTCAATCGTTTTCATTCCTCTTTTACTCATAATAACACTTATTATATTATTTATTTCTTCATTTTCAGTAATTTGTATTTTTACTTTATCAGAGTAGCCAGATAAGCAATTTACCAACCGAGATATTCTACCTGTAAAACATTTACATTCACTTTCTTGCATCTCTTCATTTAATCTTTTTTGTATTTCTACTTGTAAATCTGGTGATAATTTATCCATTTCAATAACCACTGCTATAAAGAGTTCTTTGAAGGTAATATTTAACATTGAATGAATATCATTACAATCCATATATTCCGTTATGATTTCTTTGGTTTTTTGATTTAATTCAGACCAATCTAAATAAGTTAATGAATAATCTACTATAAAAGCATTCATTAAATTATTAATGCTATCTCTTATGGATTGTTGAATAGATGAACTATGGACGTTTTGTGTATCAGTATAAATAGTATTTCTATTATGTCTATTTGCTCTATTTTCTATACGGTGTATGACTCGTTGAATAATAGGATTTAATAAATTTTCTATCATATTATCAGATAAATTTAATCTAATTAATTGTATTAAATTACCTATCTCTACTGGCAAATGGGTTAATTTATTATTTTGTAAATATAATGTAGTTAATCGTGATAAATTACCTATTTCTACTGGCAATTGGGTTATGTTATTATCATATAAATATAATATAGTTAATTGTGTTAAATGTCCTATCTCTACTGGTAATTGGGTTAAATTATTATGAGATAAATATAATTCAGTTAATTGTGTAAGTTGCCCTATCTCTACTGGTAAATGGGTTAATTTATTACAATATAAATGTAATGTAGTTAATTGTGTCAGTTGCCCTATTTCTACTGGCAATTGAGTTAAATTATTTGTAGATAAATCTAATGTAGTTAATTGTGTCAGTTGCCCTATCTCAACTGGCAAGTAAATTAATTTATTATTAGATAAATGTAATGAAGTTAATTGTGTAAGTTGCCCTATCTCTACTGGTAATTGGGTTAAGTTATTATTAAATAATTTTAATGTAGTTAATTGTGTCAGTTGCCCTATTTCAACTGGTAATTGGGTTAATTTATTATAAGATAAATTTAAATTTTTTATATCTTTATTGACTTTTTTTCCATTGATTGAAATCATTTTACTTTGTTATTAGTTATAGTTTTAAACTAATATAAATCAATTTTTTATTTAATTATAAAATCGGCGTTTTAAATGTGCGAAGGTGTAAAGTGATAGTATTGTATTTCACGGTCTCCGTCTGGACTATTCTTCTAAGGAACAACTGTAAAACATAGATGACAAAATGGAGTTTGACACTCACCACAATGTATTAAATTGCATCCGTCGTCTTTTATGTAAGCAATGCGGCATTTTGGGCATTTTGTAATTGTTGTCTCATTAATAACATTGGTCACCGCTTTTGACACATCAGCAACTATGTGAATCGTATTACACGCAAATCCATCGTGTTCTTCCTTGTTGCACATGGTGCACCATTCTTTGTCACATAGTTGACAATAAATGTGAGTCAATTGATCTGGTCTAACATCATAGTAATAATATACATCGTCTGGGACATCAATACCATGATATTTCATTATTTTCGCATCCTTTCTCCTAACAATCAAATTATATAACTTTGAATCTCTGCTGCGAACACATACAATTGAAACATTTGTGGTAGTCGTGTCGAGTTTCTTATATTTTTTAATGAATTCTGTTTCTGATAATTCTGAAACATCTTCATTATCAACTGACATAACCCAATCGCCTGGCAACATGTCGTTTTTCTTCATGATTTCGTGCACAACCCATTTTCCACCATAATCCCTCTTTATTAATATGTCTTCATTTAGATTTACGTTTTCACAAGTGACAATCTTTTGAATTTTGTCGCAATTCCCGTGTAAAAATAGTTCAGAATATTTGTTACACATAGGACATGTCTTTTTAAAAGGTGATTCCAACATTTTGAAGTAATCGATGTCGTTAGTGTTGTACATTATTCCGCCACATTTTGGAGAGAAACACTTTAATTTCGAGCCACCACTTTTAAAACAGTCTTTACAAAGCGTATGCTCTTTTTTGTTTTTACCACAATATACAACTTGATTTGTGGTGAATTCGCACTCCATACATGCACTACAAGTTGTTCCGACTGAATAATTTGTTCTCAAACAACTTTCACAACATTTTTTATTGTCTGTATTAACGAAAGATGCTTCAGTAAAGCAGTAGAAGCATCTATTTTTCACTTGCTGTATTTCTTGATATTTCCACCGAAACAGTTGATTTCTATTGCGATTTTCATGAAGCCATCCAATGTATTTATTTCCAAATAAAACGCTTTTAGCCTCTTCATATATTGCTATGTTTATTTGCAACAGATGACCCATTTTAAGTCCATATGATGTGTCATTATATTTACAATTGTTGAACATTGTCGATGATTCGATGAAATCACATGTTTTATAAGTCATCGATAGGAGAGAAACATAATCATTCAAATTATGTTCAATGAGAGCGGATACAAGGTGTTCTCTTTTTATTTCGCAGTCAAATAATGATGCTCGGGTAAATGCTGTATACATTTTTTCTTTAGTTAATATCATGTCATCAATGTTGTTGTGTAGGTAGAGCCAATATTGTTTTTGTGCACGGCATGTATATGTTCGTCCTTCTTCAAATGACATCCCATTTATGTCTGTTAAAAACAAAATTTTCGGCAAATAGGCTTCATCGGCATCATTCCATTTTTTAAGAGCCGAATAAAACGGCATCTTACCATCATTAATTATTGGAAAATGGCCATCCACGATGTTACTCTTAGACACTTCATACAGAATATCTAAATTTGTATCTGTTGGATTAATATTGTTTACAACGAATGCAATATGATATGGCATGTCATTTTTTAAAAATGCGATATGCATGATTTTGAGTGTTGTAACTTATTAACAACAAATTTTTAAATATCTTCTGTTAAGTTATATACACGAATGTCATCGACTCAAGACAAAACATCAATGGAGAATTTAAGAGATAGAAAAGACGCTGACGTGGATGCCGGTGAAAATGTCCCTGATTATCCTCAATTCTTTAAAAATGTCTTGATAATCATTGTTTCAGTTCTTATTTGGGCGGTTCTCAGTTCAAACTTGATTTATTTGTTGCATTTGCCGAAACTCAAAGACGCTCTTCCACATGATGTGACACAATTGCCATATCACGACTCGACTAAGAAATTCGGATTTTTCGGAGGAGCACCAGTCATTCAAGGGGATCGTGGTGGAATGAATAGCGTATTTGACTCGTATCAGTTTGACTACAGTTGGCCATACAATCTCAAGGATGGCAATTTTGTGGGGCGTTGGTTTGCTGAGATGATGGCTACATCGTGGTCAGCATCACGTGGATTGTTGTACAACGCAATGGATTTCATTAAAAACATGGATGAACGTGTGTTGCTTGTAATAGGCGGTCCTCTTATGGCTCTTGCACTCTTTTTTTCTACTGGTGCTGGATTTTTCACAACTATATACGGTTCTCTCCAACTGGACTTGCTCTCAATCATTTTAACTGTTTGTCTATTCCTCATAGTTCTTCTTATTGGATGGTTCAACGGCATGTTCATGACGCTTATGTTGCTGATGTTTTTGTTCGTGAAGCCATTAATATCACCAGAAGGTCGCGAAACACTTAAATACCATCTTTCAAAATACAGCCACTTTATCGCAATGGCGATTGGTATATTTGTTACAATTAACGCTTTTGACAATTTGGATGTTACTGTAGCCGGTGGAATGTTAATTACGTTAATAGCATTCATTATTAAAAGTGCATTTTTTTAGAAATAACTACATCATATAAATCCGCTGTGAAAAAATAGAGTTCAATGTCGTCTTCGTGGTAATTGCTGAAATACACAATATACTTTGTAATAATAGGTATTACTCTGTATTTAGTGTCTTCATCGATAATAGCCGAATTTTTAATGTAATTGAAGTAGTTGTCTAAAATATCCACTACAGAATATCCCTTTCCAATCATGTCGTCGAGCATTCGTTTTGCAGTAGACAAGTTGTCGACACTATACGGAGAATTAAAGACGATTTTTGTAAATTCTTCGAAATCAGAATAACTAATTATAGAACACGCTGATTTAGAAACATTAATCGTTATTTTCTCTCCAATCAACTTGAATTTTTCCATATAATTAAGCAACATACTGACGGAACTATTACACATTGTTATTACAAAATCAGTCGCATCATCATCAATTTCGATCTTCTCGGTTTCTATTACTTTGGCATAAATCTTTTTTATGCCATGCGAATTTATTGGTACAAGTCTTATTATGTTTAAACGCGACTGAATTGTGTCGATGATCCTCTGATTATTGCTACAACTTGTGAAAAAGATGACATTGTTGCTGTATTTGTCAATATAATTACGTAATATTTGCTGACATTGGTCATTTACGATAAGATCCATGTCATCGATGACGACTATCTTCTTTTTGTTCGCTATTTTGGACGATATTGAACAAAAAGTTTTTACTTCATTTCTGTAGTAATTTATTCCGTTGTCAGTGAGACTATTTATATACAGCACATTTTCATCGAAATTGCTGACATCATCAAAATACTCTCGAACCATAATTTTAAGAAGAGTTGTTTTTCCGGTACCACTGTTTCCAACGAACAGAATGTTTAATGCAATCATTTTATGCAATAACGTCTTTAAATTATCAGGAAATTGAAACTCATCAATTGTTTTCGGAGTGTATTTGTGCAAAATGCTCTTGTTTTGTGGTGGTGTCTGTTGTGGTTTGAGATTTTCTACACATTCTTCGCCTTTTCTGTTGATTTTCTTTATAATTATAAATTTGTCCATTATTGATGATAATTAATATTCGTACATAAGTATTTAAGTTTTTATTGGTTATCATTAATAATGAGTTACTATGATATACTAGGAATCAACGAAACCGCTAGTCAAATAGACATTAAAAGGGCGTATCGTTCACTGTCATTAAAGTTGCATCCTGACAAACAAGGCGGAAACGCAGATGAGTTCAAAAAAATAAGTGAGGCGTATACCATATTGTATGATCCAGAGAAACGGCAAGAATACGACTTTTCTCTCCGAGGATCGAAGCAACAGTTCAACTTTCAACAGCATCCTTCAAATGTTGGCGATGTATTCAATATGATGTTCAATAATGAAGGGTTTAGCCATTTCATTAAGGTAAACTTGGAGAAGGTTGCGAAAAATATGACCATAAAGAAACCAGTACCAATTGTAACTACAATAGAACTCACTTTTCAACAAGCGTATGATGGATACAATTATCCGTTGCATGTAGACCGATTTTTAGTCGCAAATCCAGAGACTCCTGATGAAAAAACGCACGAATCTGAAACGATATACATCACAATTCCAGCAGGTATAGACGAGAATGAAATCATTGTAGTTCCAAACAAAGGAAATATAATCGGAGAGAACTCGGGAGATATAAAATGCTGTATTAAAATAAACAATGACTCATTGTATATTCGACAAGGAATGGATCTGCATTATAAAAAGGAACTTTCTCTCAAAGAGTCATTGTGTGGATTCTCATTTCCCATACATCACTTGGATGGCAAGACATATAATATAAACAACACTATGGGCAGGATAATTGTGCCTGGAATGAAACAGATTATTCCTAAATTGGGAATGAAACGTGGTGATTCGGCGAATTATGGAAATTTAATAATCGACTTTGAAATTAAATTCCCTGAAACATTAACACAAGAACAGCGAGAAATGTTGGTGAAAATATTATAATATAATATTATAATCGTGTTTGCGTTTAAGAGATGCGTTTCTGAGGGAGATCCTTAGATACAAGGTAAATCGAGTTCTCAGTGAGGATAATGTACTCGTTCTGGACCTGAAGAATCTTAGCAATTGGACTAGTGTATTCCTCTGCACTCTTGACTAGCAATTTCTCCTTGTTGCTAGCACGGACGCCGATGAATGCAGTCTTGTCACATGAAGCAGTCCAATAGTCCATCATAATGGGGCGATCCTCAGTGATTGCAATCTTTGAAGCATGCTTGTAAGTAGTCTCAGAAGGAAGTTGATATTTAAACTCGGATTCGGCGGCGGGTGGGGCTGCGGCTGCTTGTGCTGGTGCCGGTGCTTTTACTGTATTAGTGCGAACTAAATTACTTGCTGCTGCTGCGGGTGTCGGATTCATTGTTTCTTATATTTATTTATATTATTTAATCTTTAAATACAAATACTTAAAAATATATATTAAAAACCTCTTATATGAACAACGATCCGTCAAATAAAAGGTTAATTGATGAAGAAAACTATAAAACAACGTTTTCTCTCCACGACTTAGATTCAAGTTTGCTTATATATTCTAGACTACTGAGTGGTTTTGTAAAAGATGTTGCAGAAGACCTTGATGTTTCTGAATTAAGTCAATTTATGTTTATTCTTGAGAAAGGAATTGAAACAATTACAAATGTTTATAAAACAATATTGCTCTACACAAGAAACATAGAATTGGCAGAATATCACACAGAAAAAGCGGGTATATACTACATCGAATTCATTTCACAGATCATTGGAAGTGAAATAAATGTGAGAGAATCGGTTTTGTTTGTCTATAAGAAGACGATTTTCGAAATTAACAATGAATGCAAGAAACGCGTATTAATCAGTGCCGAACAAAACGTATATTTTACTATTTTGGATGAATATGCATTGTTTTTTTACTCATTTATTAAATCTGCATTGTCAGAGAGAAATATAAGAGAAAATAAGTCTATTATGGCTGGAATTTTAAATGAAAAATCCATCGAGTATTCTCGTAAACTGAATTTTTCGAATGATTTGACTAATATTCGATTGTCAAAGTTAAAGTTTTTAAATTCATTAATTTCCGGACTAAGTATTTTAAAGTGCGGCCATATCAGAATATTTAATATTCTTGATTCTGTTTTAAAAAAAATAGTGAAAATAGATGTTAGCAATGACTTGAACATATCTTTTTCGATGGAAAAATTAACAAACGCGGTGGAAAACAATTATTCACCTCTTAAAACTGCATCTCAGTTGCTTTTAACATAAATGATCTTCTTTTTGCACTTTTTAATGGCTGATTTCTCTCGACGTTCTACTATGTTTCCAATCGCAACATTCTTGTATTCTGTTACTAGAATATGTTTGAGATATTCATAGATTACATTTAAAAGGTCTTCGTCGCAATGTCCCACGATGAGTGTGCTTCCTGTGCGGAATACCATGAATGCAATGCCTCGACACTTGGTCTCGCCTTCTACCATCTTCTTCCGTTTATTTGCACATGATTTCGAGCACTTGCAAATACCCTTCGCATCAGGATACTTGTCATTTTGAAAGTAAACACACCTAATTCCAGGGTATTTGCATGGATCATACTCACAATGAATCCCATAATCATAATGAAGAACCTTGAACAACTTGTCGCGATCGATGTAATATCCACAATTGAAGTTGGAATTTATGAGAACAGTGTCGGGTTCATCCTCATTACAAGAGACAACTTGATTTGGGAAGAATGGCTGAAGCATTGACGTCAATTCGCCGATTGTGGTATCAAGCAAATCGTTGAGTAGCATCCCAGGAAACGACAATTTACCAGTATTAAACACCTTGACATTAACCTCTTTAAATTCATCACCATACTTGATTCTGAATATGAGTACCAGACAATTGTAAAATGCACCCTTGTTTTTCACACGATGCGAGAGAATATCCTTGTTTGACATACCGACATTCAATTTACACACATATTTGTTCTTTTTGTTGATTTGTGAATCGCCTTGTTCGATAGTTTCCTCATTTGAGAGAACAATACTCTTCTTGTTTTTTCGCATGATGCGGTTGATCTGAATGTTGGGTACATTGGCAGCCCGTTTCATGGATTCTTCATATTTTTCAGTTGTTTCGCATGTGAGTTTAATCTGTTTCTTGATGATGCCGTTTGCTTCAGTGGTGTACGGCATAATTGGTATCGCCCAAAATAATTCAGCAATATCAATATCTTTTAGATTTAAATAAGTAATCTTAGTCTTGGTTGAGATGTAAATATCCCCGCATTTTGGAGGGTGCTTTTCGTCAATTGGAGCCAGTTCATCAGCCTCTTCCATCGTGCCATCATCGTTGAGAAATGCTTCCCATTCATCGTCAACAAAGGTGGCCATGTTGTGCTGGTTCTTTAAGTTGATTTGTATTGATATATTTAAACCCATTTAAGATACTATTTGTTCAGTTTCAATTTTCTCATGCTTCGGCTGAACATTGATATGACGTTGCATAGGGTACATATTGCGTGGATCGACAAAATACACGGCACTCTGATTGTTATTCGCGATTGCATTCAGGTTCTTCTGTCTCTCCATTTCAAGAATGAAATCGAGTGTATTTGCACTGTTGCCAGTAGCCTTCTTAATCGTCTCAATCTGACGGGCTAGTGCTTCTGCACTCTTATCAAGAGCATATGCCTTCGAATCCGCCTCGAGTTTCACCTGATAAAAGGAAGCATCGGCTTCGAGTTTCGTTGCGTCACGATCTCCCTCTGCAGTTCGAATGTTTGCCTGAGTATTCAGTTCATTCTCTCGACGACGACGCTCTGCTTCCATCTGTTTTTCGAGGTGGTGTGCAACTTCCTTGTTTTGCGGACCAAACTCGGTGATTTCGAAACGAGTGCATGCGACACCCCACTGATCAATGCTATTCTCAATAGTCTTCACGAGTTCCACATTGAGTTCATTGCGTTGAGAGATAATCTTGTCGTATGGAAACTTGCCAATGACTGAACGCGACGTTGACTCTCCAACGTCTTTAACACATGCAATATAGTTCTTTACACCAAAACATGCCTTCTCAGCGTCAGTTACTCGAAAAAACAGAGAACCAGAAACTGCAACTGGAACGTTGTCTGATGTATAACCATGCATATTGTTAATTAGAACGGACCTCTCACGCATGTCAACACGGTCAATCTGATGAACATACGGCAAACAGATGCGAATTCCTGGTTCGAGTCGCACACGATTCATTCCGAGGAACTGCCGATAAGCCACCTCAGCCTGGTTGACAATAGTGATAAATCCGCGACGTTTTTGTCCCTGATTCTGAAGAAATGCTTTGCGAAGTGCGAACATTTTTGCGTTGATTATGGTGTTGCATTTTATTATTTCCAACTCTTTAAGTGAGTTTTTTCTTTGTTATATACATCCACAAATGCATCGGACACACACAACTCCAATTCCCATCCCAATTAAATCAAGCAATATATTCAATCCATCAAACAATTCACCCACAAATAAATTTATAAGTCAACTTGAGAGAAGATATAAGCAGTATTATAACAATATGTCGCCTGTTTTAATCTTAAGCAGTAAATAAGAGAGAACATAATCAGTTCTCACATCCAAATTGTGTATGATATCCCGGAATTTTTGCAAGTTGGCGATGTTTTTATTTATTGAGTGATGGATTATTTGTTTTATAAAATACGTCTTGCTAATGTTATGGGTTTGGATGATTGTGTCAACATCGCATAAAAGATCCTTTGTTTCTCTCGATTTGACCGATTTCAGAAATTGTTCTAATGTTTCCTGGTTGAATATCTTGCTATTCACTAAATTGCGATGGTTGCATTGCATGTAGTTTATCATGCTGCGAATGTCAGACTTGTACAAGTCAATAACATGTTCGATGTCTAATTCATCTACATCGTCTATTTTCTCATTTTTTAAGATGTTTTTCAGGAACTTCATGATTTCATGTTTCGGCAATTCATTAAATCGTAGAGTAATTAATACATCTTGGAGAGAAGAGTCAATGCGACTGATGTAATTGCAAATAAGACAGAATCGAACATTGCTTGAAAACGCTGTTTCTTGGATGAGAAATCGGAGTGCTTGTTGAGCAGTTTTAGTCATAGAATCGACCTCATCCAAAACGACGAACTTCATACCCTTCTTAAAAAGACCAGATGACCCGACAAACTGCTGGATTTGATTGCGAATAACGTCGATTCCTCGCTCATCAGACGCATTGAGATGGACAACACACTCATTTATTTTCTCTCCACTCCATTGTTGTTGATACTCGTTAACCAAGTTAATAATAGTGGTCGTTTTGCCTGTTCCTGGAGGTCCATAGAATATTAAATTTGGAAAATGATCCTTCTCAATAATGTTTTTCAGTATTTTCTTGTTTATTCCATCTAATACTATGCTGTCGAAATTAGTGGGTCTATATTTTTCCACCCAAGGTATATTAAGCATTTAAGGAGATAAAGCAAATAATCTTTATATATGAATTCACAAAATTGAAATAAAAACTTGTTAGTATTTAATGACATTAAGACTTAACATTAAAATGTCAACTGGATATCTCGAACTCATTCTGGGATGCATGTTCTCCGGCAAAACAACGAAGTTGCTCGAGATTTACAACATGTACAAGATATGCGAAGTCGAGTGCTGTGTTGTGAATTATGACAAGGATAAGAGATATCACGAAGAATTGCTTTCCACTCATGACAAGAAGATGATAGCGTGCATCAATGTGAAGAACTTGAGAGAAGCAGTCACTGAGGCAAATATTGCAAAGTATGACGTGTTTCTGGTAAATGAGGGGCAATTCTTCGTGGATGTTGACGAAGTTGTACTCGATCTTGTGCAAAATCACGGAAAGAAGGTGTATGTCTGTGGTCTGGATGGTGATTATAAACAGCAGACGTTTGGCAAGTTGTTAAATCTGATCCCGCATTGTGACAATTACAGCAAACTCCATGCGATTTGCAAGATGTGTAAAGACGGAACTCCTGCTGCATTCAGCAAGCGTATTACGAGTGAGACAGGTCAAGAAGTGATTGGTTCCGATAATTATATTCCAGTTTGTCGAAAATGTTATGTAAGTAATTAGAAAAACCATTGTGTTGAGTTTTGCCGGATTATATATTATTTAAACCATTTAAAATAGAATTGATTTAAATACTTACACAACAAACATTTTTTTAATGGACCCGACAGCAGCAGCCGCACCCAAGAAGAGAGGACGCAAGCCCAAAGGAGGAAAAATTATTGTCCCTGATGTTCCAGAGGAAAACATTGTGAAAGCAGTTGAAGAACAGAACATCATTGTTCATTTAAAGTGTAGCACAAAGGATTTGGATGAGTTGAGCCATTTCGAGCAGTTTTCGACGGTGTACGATCCAACATACAATGAAGAAAAGTTGGATTCGTATGATTTTAATGACAACAAGTACGACAATTTCGTAGCAGTTGAGCCTAACAAGGCAAAACAACAGCAGAACACTCATCAATCTCAGCCGTCAATGTCGACCATTACGGGTACTAACTTCATTTACAATCCATTTGCATCGACTGATCCGAACGACGATGGTGTTTGTAACAACAAGTTGATTTGGACGAAAGTGAAGGAGTTAAATAGCAATTATGTAAACAATGAAATTTATAACAAGAATAGCAGTTGTTTCTGGTGTACTTGCCCCTTCTCTCATCAACCGGTTTACATTCCAAAGACGATGATTCAAAATGACAGCATCGAAGTGTACGGGCACTTTTGTACACCAGAGTGTGCGACGGCATTTTTATTTAAGGAAAACATTGATACATCGTGCAAATGGGAGCGATACCACATTTTAAACAAGATGTATGCAAAGGCATTCAATTATAAAAAGAACATCAAGCCGGCACCTGATCCTCGATATTTACTTAACAAATATCTGGGGACGTTGTCGATCGAGGAATACAGATCATTGTTGCGGGATGATAAGTTGCTTTTGGTTGTTGATAAGCCATTGACCCGCGTTCTTCCTGAACTTTATGAAGACAACAACGAGCACGAAGATCTTAACAAGAACTTTAAGATGAATAGTGGAACTAGTGAAATTGTAGTTAAGAAGACAATTTCAAAAGTGAAGCCTGTAAAAGCAAAGATTGTTGCTGAACAATTTGCGATGTCAGCAAATTAAGCCGTTGGATTGTGTTGTTGTTTTGCGGCGATCAATTTTTCATAGGTTTCATTCACTTTTGCTTCGAGTTCTCTCCGGCGTTTCATGATTTCTGCACTGGTGTCGAGCAAATTGCGAAATTCTGTGTAAATCTTCTGGTTTGTGGTTTTCTTTGCTTCGGCTTCTTCGCGTATTTCATCTCCCTTTGTCTTTTTAGCAGGTGACATGAAATTCTTAATCACATCAGTTACATTGTATTTAAATTCTTCGAGTTTCTCTCTGGCTTGCTCGAGTGTGTAAGTGGTTTGACGTGTAATCATCTTGGCGATGTAATTCTTTCGGAATTCGAGTTGTTCTGCTTGTTTCCGCTGTTTATTATAGCAGATTGCACATGGTTGGCTCTCTAACAAGTGATTGAGAGACGCATCAACAAAGTATTTCTCTCGACAAACATGATGCCAGGAGTAATTACAAGATGAACAATCAATGTTTGGTTGTTCAGTTGACTCAGAGACACACTTTTGGAAGCAACACTTCTTTGTCTTTACATGCTCTTCCTCGGTTACTACAATGTTCACGTTGTTTTCTTCCGACATTTTGCGTTTATTTAAATACTTAACTTTTATTTAAATCATAATAAAAAGAATTATTGTTTAGTGTTTAGTGTTTAGTATTTTGTTTATTTAATATTAAACTTACACCTGATTGGCCAAATTCCACTATATGAAAAGCCAGACTCGGCTTGATTGAGTGTATATGGAAATCCCTTTGATTGGATGAACTCTTCAACCTCCTTAGACATAGCCACAATATTTGGAGTGTGCTTTGGATAAAGTTTACTGCAAGCTGAATGAATAGTGCAAGCAGTTACATAAGGAGGCAATTCGGTTTTTGTGTGATTGAGTTCCTCGTAAAAGGACTTGATGACATGTTCCTTGCTTTCTTTGATGTATTCTGCTGCTTTCTTGTCATTCTCATCCCAATTTGCGAGATAGTCTTGGTATGTGGGGTACGATGTTGTCATTGTTGGTTGGAGAGAAATGAAGTTAATTCAATATGAATTGTGTGATTTCAATTTTTTCGAGTATTCAATAACTTGCTGTTAAATGTTTTGAAAAACAATATAAACATTTGACTCGATAATATGGTATCTTACCCGACTCGCAAACAATAAACATGGATTCCATCGTCAGCAACATTACCGGCGGATTTTTGAATGACATTTTGAAGGCTACTTCCACTGAGTGTGAACATGCTAATTATCAGAATATCATTCTTCCACAACTCTCGGCTGCTGTTGCAAAGTATTGTGATTTTAAGGAGAAGATTCTACTTCGTCTTCGTGTGCCTAAGAATCAACCGACAATTAAGGAGGCATTTACAAAGTGTGAGCGAGATGTGTTCGTAAAGAAGCTTTCTGATCAAGAGGCTGTTCTTAAGGATTGCTTTCGCCTGAACCAGCAGACTTCTGAGAAGATTGACTATTTTATGCGGATTAAGATGCAACAGGTTGTTGAGCGTGTTTCTCCACTTGAGTCTGCTCATCAAAAGGCACGGGAGTATGTAGCGAATGAGCAAGAGGCACCAAAGGTTGTTGAAGAGACACCAAACATTCAAATCACCATCACCGAGAATGATGTGAAATTTGCCGAAGAGGTTGCTGATGAGACACCTGAAGTGGAAGAGACAACCGATGCCGAACAGGCATCCAACGGTGAAGAGACAACAGATGAGGTAAAGGTCGAGGAAGAGACTACTGATGAGGTCGAAGAGACTACTGAGGAGGTTGAAGAGACAACAGAGGAGGTTGAAGAGACAACTGAGGAGGTTGAAGAGACAACAGAGGAGGTTGAAGCAGAGGAAGAGGAGGTTGAAGCAGAGGAAGAGGAGGTTGAAGAGACAACTGATGCCGAACAGGCACCTAACGGTGAGGTTGAAGCAGAGGAAGAGGTTGAGGTAGCCGAAGAGGCACCTGATGCCACAGGTGCTGACGCAGTTGAGGAAGACGTCTCAGAGGAGGAGATTGAAGTCGAGGAAGAGGAGGAGGAGGAAGTCGAAGAGTACACACACAAGGGCAAGAAGTACTATGTCACTAACACCACAAACGGTAAGATTTACGCATGCACAACAGACGACGACATCGGAGATCAGGTTGGCTCTTTCAAGAACGGCAAGCCTATTTTCTCTTAAGTATAATATATATATAATACTATGGCATTAGAATCAATATGTTCACCGGCATTAATATATTTAGTGTTTTCAATTACACAAATCATTGTTGATACCGGCAAAGGTCTCTATAATACGGCCTTTTTGAAGTTGATCGTTACATTTGTATTCACCATCTTTCTCAATTACTTATGTGAACGCGGTTTAGGAGTGATTTCGTGGATAATTGTGTTCATCCCTTTTATACTCATGTCAATCATTATTAGCATACTGCTTCTTATGCTGGGATTAGATCCAACAACTGGCAAATTAAAGATTAATGGTTCTGATACTATTAAACCAGTTGAGGACCCTCGCAAATCATCGGTCGGTATAGTAGATAAAATACCGACTCATCCAATTATTTACTCGAAGCCTGCTGAACAACAAACTGGGACGTCACTCCTCAAAAACTTAGAAGACGACTTGAAAGATGTTGATTATTCGGCATATAGCAAGATTGCCGAGTTGGACAAGGAGCTTAGTGGGCCGTATGTTCCAAGACCACCAGCATCAAGCGTTGTACCCAATCCATACAATGTTAAAAACACGGGACCATTCGTAAATGAGAGTGAATCCACTTATTATGAAAAATTAACACCTGAAAATAAGAAGATTTTTGATAATTTACCAACCAATACCAGACAAAAAATCGATATGTTGTATTTAATGCTTCACCCAAACCCATCGAAAATAAAGGATACTCCATCAGACGAACTAAATGCCACGTTTATTAAAGCATTAAAGGAACATACTATTTAAAATCAATTTAAACAATAATCAATAATAACTTTTATTGTTTAATCAAAGATGCTTATGTTTTTTGCGTTTATTATGTTTGGTCTCTACCACATTTACGTGACCAATCCCCAGGCATTTAACACAATCAAGATGATGACGTTATTTGGTCTTCTTCAGGCACAAATGTTTGTTGAGCACGTGGTTACAGAGGGTAAAAAGTTTTGGTATACATGTGAGAAATGTATCCAAAATAACCTGGTTTCCAGAGAAAAAATCTTTTCAAATGAGCACATTTTGGAGGCTAATGCTGTTTATTACAACTTGAACACTGACAAGAATGACAACGATGACAAGATTACTAAGATTACTAAGATTCCGTTTAAGTTCAGTAAGTCAATTGTCGACGAAGGAACGATTATTCCAAACGACGGCTTTATTGTAACAGAAATTAAGTTTGATACACTGGAAACTGTGCGGCTTACATATGGCTACAAAAAGCAGTATTCGATGAAACAAATGTGGAACCTGATTGAAAAAGATTTTGTCGGTGGATATCCTACTCAATTAAAGAATCCATACATGTGTATTGAGGTGGTCTATGATGATAACCGGTATGATGTTACTGGACTACTCAAAGAGTACTTGTATGCCGGGAATACAATTCTTAGCGAGAAGTTTATTCGCATGTTTATGTTCGAACATTTGGGAGTACAGATTAATCATAATGTGTCATTTTCTCTCCATACAGTTGACCACGATGTGAATATGAAAGAAGTTAAATTTGATGGAAATGAAGAATATGGGTATGAGTTGTAAGAGGCTTTCTTAATCAAAAAATGTGGATAACCACACTTTTCTTATTTTATTGTGACAAATACAAGGTTTCTTTCAAAATTACAAGGTTTCTTTCAAAATTACAAGGTTTCTCTCTTCTTTGTTATATTGCTCTCTCAATTACTTACATAAACTGCTTGACGAGCCTGATGTCCTGCTCCATGCCTGCCTCGAGAACCGCAAGTTCCTTCTGGTCCACTGTGCCCGTCTTCATGAGATTGCGAATCTCCACAAAGGCCCACCAGTAGAGTTCGTTACTGAAGATGTCGCGGCCGGTGGACAGGTCGAGCATTGGGATGTTCTTCTCGGTGTAGAATCGCTCGTACTGGCAGAGAAGGTCGGTGTCAGAACCGTAGCCTCCATTGCCCACGAGCCACGCCACGTGACCGAGGTAGGCCATCTCCGTGTCGCCCGAGACTGTGCCGCCGTTTGCGAAGAACTTCTTGACCTCGACGGCTGGGCCCTTGTTGGCGTTGACAGAGAAGAGGAACGCGGCGACCTTGCTCGGCGTGTCGGTCTCAATGCTCTCACGGCAGAGCCACTTGTCGACCTTGACGTGCCCGTCTGCGGGGGTGTTTGTGCGGCTGATGCTGATGACGTGCTTACCTGTCTCGTCCGTCTCGTACTTGATGTACCGCTGCACTGCGGCGTCGAGGCGGTTCTTCTCAAACCACGTGTCATTGCTGACGATGCTGGTGGCCTCTGCGTTGGTGAATCCGATGATGCTGGTGAACTCCATTGTTGGTTGTTTGTTTGGTGGTGTGGCTTGGGAATACCTTTTATACAAAACGAAAAAAGTATTTCAATTTTTTATAGATAACAGCAAGTTGATTAAGCACCTAATTAGGGCTATTGCCCTGTAGGATATTCGTAATCACCAATCTTTTCTCTCAAATCATAGTTTTCTTCAAGCAACTTGTCGTTGATTTCTCGGAGTTTCTCAACCCGTTTTTCCAATTCACTGACAAGTTCCTCCAATTCACAAACTTTAATTCTCTTTTCATTTTCTTCGATACGTTTCATTCTATTAGCCTCATCCACTTGGTCACCCGGTCCGAATTGGCCTCTAGATTTGAATTCTGACATTCGAATTTGCTCGGCTTTGTCTTTAATCAATTCGGATCTGTCATCGATTTTCTTCTCAACTTCGCTTTCCAATTCATGAATTCGCTCATCTTTCTTCTTAATGTCCTCCTCTCTTGTGTCGCACAAAATCCTCAGTTTTCTCACCAGAAACGTGGTCGCTTGGTCGTCAATATTTCTCTCAAATACAACATTCTGAATACAATCACGGAATTCAACTGAGAACTTTTGATTGTATGCCGCATTGTGTAAGAATTTGAGCAAATGTGTCGGTGTATCCTTTGCTTTCATTGCGATATTTTCATCAATCATGTCTTGCATGAAATCCTTGACATTCTCGTATTCTGGCTTATCGCGGCATATTGCGATTGCCTTGGTGAATTGATCTTTAACGTAGGTCTCCATCTGGATGAATTGAAATAAAAGAAATGTATTTAAGTTGGTTTTTATTTCAATTTTTTTAATTCAATAAAGCATAATCAAGCATAAGTGTTTATTCCGAGCCACATGAATATTTCGTGGATGATTTCAGTTGGATAATCCAGTTTCCACATACACATCAAAGCGGTGAAGATTTGCTTCTTTGTGATGTATTCATGAATCTTGATGGAGTTGTCGTATGAGCCGCTGATGATGAGATTGTTGATGGAGAAGACAGAGCAGACCCAGTTGGTGTGACCGTTGAGGGTGTTGATAAGTTCACCACTGTGAACATCCCAGATCTTGATGGACTTGTCAAGGGAGCCGCTGATGATGA